CGGTACCCGCTGGTCGGCTACGGACGTTCTCGGCCGTATGGAGGAAATGGGGAAATATGACGAAATTATCCGTATCGCCGCATTGGATGAGAACGATTGTTCTTTCTGCGAGGATGTACATACGACAGAGTATTACCATGAACTACGGGAGGAAACGGATGATTCCATTTGGTGTGCCGAGTATATGCAAGATCCAATCGAGGCAATCGGGTTGTTGTTCCCGAAATCGGAGCTTAACCGATTTAAATTGGCTGATATTGAGGGCAAGCAACCGGACGGTGTTATTGGAGCTACCGATGTGGCCGATGAGGGAGACGATGATTTCTGTGCGCCTATTGCCAAAGTATTCGGTACGAAGTATTTCATTACCGATGTTTTGTTTACGAAGGATAATGTAGAGATTACCGAACCGAAGCTGGTTTCCTTGATCCTTGATACCCGTTGCGACAATATGCGTATCGAGAGTAACAACGGTGGTCGTTTGTTCGCCCTCAATGTCCGTAAGGCTGTAAAGGCAAAGAATGAAAAATGTATCATTCAGGCGAAACCGACAACAGCCAATAAGGATACACGTATCTTGTTGAAGTCTGGTTGGATCAAGAAGCATTGTTATTTCTTGGAAGAAAGCGAGTATAAGAAAGGTTCGGACTACGACCGTTTTATGAAAGCGCTTACCGGTTACAAGAAAGAGGGAGGCAATAAGCATGACGACGCACCTGACGGAATGACGATCCTTGCCGAGAATGTAGAGTTTATTGGGTTGTGCAAGGCTAACTCTGTACGTCGGGTAGCAAGAGGACGATAATTGGCAAAATGAAAGTGTTTTTCTGATATTTGTGACACGTGTTAGATAAAATCCCGATATTTTTCTGCCACATACTTGCGTTTTGATATGTGTTCTTGGTTTTTACATTTCAAAGTGAACTTGTCTAGACTGGTCGTATTGACAGCGAAAAACTATTTGCTTTTATATTTTAGCATAAAACAATTATGCCAAGTATAAGCGAAATTCTTGCGAATGAAGATTTTGGGCAGGTAGTCAGTACGTTATGTGTCGATACGATTGAATACCGGGAACCAAGAGAATATTACAGAGAATACCACGGTGAGCGCCGGCGACGTAAAACTTCTGTTGGCTGGCGTGAGCCTAAGCGTTTAGAAGTCTATTCGGATACTTTGGTGGATAAAAATGGTGAACCAGTACGCCTTCCTGATAAGATCGTAGATGTGGCCCGTATCGTAACCAACTTTCCGAAGAAGGAGGTGCGTACCTCTGTCGCTTTCCTGTTCGGCGGGCAAATGACGATTACCGGAGCTGATCAAAACGATGGCTTTCAAGAGTTCAAGCGTGTATGGGAACGCCGGTTGAAGATGCAATCCGTCTTGAAGTCATTCGCTCGCAAGGTGCTTTCTGAAAGTAAGGCTGCTCTTGTGTTCTATCCGTATACCTCCAAAGGATTAGACGGCAAATTGATTACGGAGTTAAAAGTAAAAACACTTTCTGTTCCCCGTAATGAAAATACTTTCTCTGAATTTTATCCCCATTTCGACGATAACGATGATATGGATGCCTTTATCCATCGTTACCAAGTGAACTCTAATGGTATGATCCGGAACAGCTGCACGATTTGGATGGCGGATAAGATTATTACGGCTATCGATGAAATGGGTGGCTGGGTGATAAAAGAGGTTCCCAATCTATTTGGGAAAATTCCGGTTGTGTATGCCGATGTATTCCAACCTGAATGGGATGAAGTAGCGTTTCTGATGGATGCTCGTGAAATGCGTATTTCTCGCATGGTGGATACAAATGATTACTATGGTGATCCGATGTTGAAGACATTCGATGTGGCTGACCTGCCGACTAAAGACACTGTCGGCAAAGAATTGTCTTTTACGTCTAAAGTACATCCGGAAACGCAACAATTGTATCATGGCGATGCGGAATACCTTACTTGGAACGGCTCTCAACCATCTGTGGATAAAGAGTTGGAAGAAACCAAATGCGAGCTGTTTTCCGGTACATCCACGCCAGACCTTTCCTTTGACAATTTGAAAGGCATTGGCAACCTGTCCGGTGTCGCTCGTAAATTCATGCTGATGGATGCGACCATCAAGGCGAGTGAGAACATGGAAACATTCGGTCCGGTCGTACAACGTTGTGTGTCGGTCGTGTTGGCCGGGATATGCAATATTACCAACATCAAGTATCGTCCCCAGCTGGTAAACAACCTGATCGATGTGGAATTTGGTTCCATTTTGCCGGAAGATTTGGCTGAAACCTTGCAAACACTCTCTGTTGCCAATGGAGGCAAACCGATTAACGCTCAGCGCACGGTTACGGCTCATTCTCCGCTAACAGAAGACTTGGACGAAGAAATGAAGCTGATGGAGGAAGAGGAAGATACAGCAGCGCAACGCAATAATATGATCGGCTTAACAATGGGATATGGAGAATGAAAGAACTATCATTTCATGAGCGACAATTCCTGCAATGTCTGTTCCGGCAACAAGGTAGCATAAAGTATTCGTTTGACGAGTTTGTCCGTAGGGTAGGACCTCTTCTGGCTAAATGGTCGGATCATGGTGGCGACCGGGTGTGGATAGGTAATGCTACCATAGAGAAGCAAATCGAACGGCTGTTGGATGATTTGCATAGTCAGTTAGTCAGCAATATATCCAATACGGCGACCGATGTATGGAATTGGGGGAATAAGAAAGCTGATGAGCTTGTAACAGCTTATATCAAGGATATGGCTATATCCACTACGCTAAGGGAAAAGTTGTTTTCCCGAAGTGCAGATGCGCTGAATACCCTGTTGAAACGTAAGGATGAATTTGGTAAAACCATATCCTCCCGTGTCTGGGATATAACGGACGGAGCTATGGATAATCTGGAACATTATCTTTCTTCGGGTTTGTCCTCTGGTCGTCCGGCAGCGTTGATCAGCCAAGATATACGGCAATTACTAAACGAACCCAACCGTCGTTTCCGCCGTGTAAGGGACGCGAATGGCAAATTGGTCCCATCCCAGCCGATGAAAGATTATCATCCGGGGCAGGGTGTTTATCGCTCGTCTTATAAAAATGCTCTTCGCTTGGCTGCGACGGAAACAAATAAAGCGTTTCGTACTGCCGACTACGAGCGTTGGCAGAATATGGATTTTGTGACTGGTATAGAGGTGGAGCGTTCGCCGACGAATCACGGGCCGTGTCCTGTGTGTGATGCCAAGGCTGGCCAATATTCGAAGGATTTCAAGTTTACAGGATGGCACCCGTTTTGTATTTGTATAGCTACGCCGATTATGATGGAGCATGAGGAGTTCGCTGAATGGTTACTGGGTGATGGGTAGCCAAAAGATTCGATTAAAGTAGCGTCCGATAAAGTGAGATTTAAGGAGATCAAAGAAAAGGCTTCTTTATTAAAACGAACTGTTATTCGGAATAAAGAAAATCGACAAGAAACCTAATGGCGCTAACTTATATCAGAAAACAAAAAAAGGCTCCTACTCGGAGCCTTTTTCTTTTAGTTCATTATCTTCAGGTTCTTCCGCATATACTTGTACATACTGGCCAAAATTGAATATATTGATCACAATATCCTTTATCGCATTAATGGTATAATACATCAAGAACATCAATATAAACAAACATATCCAATTATACATATCTGTAAGATCATCCAAGTCTTTAGGCAGTGATATTTCCGCTTTTATAATAATACACGTAAACGCACCTACAAGAGTAGTCAAAAACATCATACCTAAAACCACAGCAAATACAGTGTTCAAGGATTGAAATAAAGAATATTCTTTTCCTTCCTCTCTGAAATTGATCAATCCTTGAATAAATTCAGAGTTACTTAATCCCATCATTAAAGCATAACCAGATAAAGTAAAACCTAGCATATTCGGACCTACAGATAAAATAGTCGAACCAACATACTCTATTAAACCTAAAGGATTTTTTTTTGAAAAGAAACAGACAGCAAAAGATACTACCGTTAAAATTAATGGTAACCAAATGGATTTTTTCAAGTTTTCTTTGGAATATATCCTCCAGACAACTCCCCATCCCGGATCATAAATAGTCTTCATAAATCAGTTTCTTTTAATATATAACACTTATTCCGGAGTTATGTTATCATCATTAGCTATCGACTGAACTAGACGACGCATAGCTGGAGCAGGGTTATCTTCATATTCTATAGCTCGAACCATTGGATGATCTATCGTTTTTATTTTACGAGACCCCCCTCGCTGTTTACTTTCTATAGCTTCGACAAATCCCATTGATGCACTCAACTCTACTGCGCCAGATATTAATTCACTATTTGCTATATCGATTGGCTCTTTCTTCGAACCTGTAAATTGCATCTTTGCCGTTCGAGATTTACTTTTTCTTAGCTGCTGGTCTATAAGACCTTTCCAGCCTTTGTTGTTATCATTGTTGGAATATGAGATACACATATACAGCTTTGTTAAAGATGTAGAACTCAATATTCTATCAATGACTTCACGATCTTTTTCCGTATTAATTTTATATTCATCCTTATCTAAGTAACTACCAAAAGATTCATTTAAGAAACGGACTATTTGCGATTCTGATCCTTCGTCACTATTAAAAACAAGCCTATGTTGTTCCGGAAAGAAGTAATATGGCCAAATTTTAGGACTTAGTCCTTTAGTAGGATCTGTTTCGATGTCTATAATTTCATTAGTTATTTTATTTAACGCTTTATCATTTGATTCATAAAAATTAGTAAAATCACCATGTATCGTATTCTCATCATCCGAAATATAAAGAGAACGTATTCTTGTCCATCTATCACCGTAAGTGTTTATAGTTCGCTTATCTTCAAAAATTTTGCGAAACATGTCAACATAAATGTCTTTTACCTGTCTTTTAGTAGGATATAAAACAATATTTACAATTTTTACTTTCATGTGTTGAATAGGTGTTTCTCGTCTTGCCATAATATTAGTATTTAAAGTTTAGTCCACAAATGTATATTATTTATTTTCAACATAGCTATATAGTACCTTAAAAAAAATAATCAGCAAAAAAAAATTCATAGGTAGACATACGCATTTAATGATAAATTTTTCATATTTCCGAAAAAAACGAGGGCAAAGGGGATTCTGTAGTAAAGTGGCAGTTTACAGAATACACCCGATGCCCTCTAAATTGTTTACTCAATTGCCACGTAATATCTCTATTATACTTTCGCTTTTTGTGCCTGTAGTTTCGAATTTAACTTCTCAGCCTCCTTTTGCATGTTCTCGGAAGCGTGCTTGATGTAGTATAGCATTCCTTCGGTTCTTCCTATCTCTCGACCGGAATTGAAAGCGGCTTGCAGTTCTGGAGTGGAGTACTTGCCCATTTCGGAGGGTTGGGCCGTCCTTTTGCCGTTACTATTGTTGGCGGCATTGGAATCCTTGGAATTGATAGACATATATAATAAAAAAAGGTATTCGTGCCTTTCCTGCTGTCTATCACATTCCAAGGGATGTTGTGGTCCCATTACAGTTCCACACAGGGGTACACGAATACCAAATATCGTTATACAATAAATGTGTGTGCATAAAAAATGCCCACATCCCTTAGTTAAATATGATAGACACCACAAAGATGAGCACTAATTCTGAATCCCACAAGAAAAAATAGAAATACCTTTGCGTTTTCATCTTGTTGTGCTATTTTTGCGTTATGTGGAAAGAGAAATTAGGAAACTATTTGATTGATGTCTCGAAATATATCTTTACAGGTGTAGTGGTAGCGTCTTTATTCAAGGATATGGAAGATAATAAGTGGCTGATTTATGGCCTAGGCTTTACGTCTTCTATTTTAGCCTTAATAGCAGGATTGGTATTAACGAATAAGAAAAAGGAGGATAAGTAATGGGAGCTATAATTGGATTCGCCGTGATAGGCATACCTTGTGCCGCATTTTTGATCTATTGCCTTACGCCTTCTGGCAAACAATGGCTTAGATCCAATCACATGATTTGACAAGATAGATTCTTATAGGAATAATTGAAATGAAGCCTGCCGGTTGTCCGGTGGGCTTTTTTTATACCCGGAATTTTCTTTCTCTCCCTTATATTTTAAACAGAAAACTCTTATGACAATTTTAGATTTAATCAAAGCGGCATGTAAGACAAAAGGCGTGCCGGAGAAGTATGCGGAACGTATTCAAAAGACGTTCAAGATTGAGAAAGCCGAGGGGATGGAGGCTTTCGTGGACCTGTTCAAGGATAATATTCTTCCGGCAATCCAAGAAGCGGAGAATGAAGCTAAGACTACGGCTGAAACGGCCGCTGTCGCCGCTTATGAAGCCAAGCATGGGTTGAAGGATGGTAAACCGGTAGAAGATCCGGATAAGAACAAGAAAACGGAAGAAGAACTGTTGAAGGATCTTAGCCCGGAACTGAAAGCTTATCTGGAAAGTATGAGGAAGAGCGTCGATGATATGGCTAAGAAGGTGGGCGATTCCATTACCAACTCGGCAAACGAGGCTAAGAAAGAAACAGTCCGTAAGCAGTTGAAAGATGCTGGTCTTCCGGATAACTGGCTGGGACGTGTGGACTTGGCTTCGGAAACCTCTATCGAGGATCAAATCAAGGCGCTTTCCGAAGAGTTTACCGGAATCCAGCAAAAGGCGATCGATGATGCCGTGGCCCGTGGTGATTACGCTCCCGGTTCCGTGAATCTTCCGGAGCGTTCCGAGGCGGATTGGGCGAAGCTGATGGATCAGGATGCCGACAAGAGTGCGAATAATCCCGGTGTGGTGAACCTGGGTATTGAATAATCCAAGAAAAGTGTAACGTTATGTACAGAAAAAGAGAAAGAGAATTCCAGTATCCTCCCGGAATTGAAAAGATTATTGAGGATGTGATCGGCGGTGGGACGATTGACCGCCGGGATTTGCGGAACGCTTTGTTCAATGGCAAGTCGTTGGACGAGCTTCCTCCGATCGTGATCGTGGTGAAAGATCCGGAAACGGGGCTGTATCATGTATTGAAGACGGCGATGGCTTCCGATGCTGGCAATGAAACTACTTATAAGGTGTCCAAGAATCATCTGTTTGGTGTGGGTGACTTCGTGACGATTGGTGGAGCTTTGACAGGCGCGTCCGATAAGATCACGGCTATTGATAAGAGTAATGCGGAGTTTGATACGATCACGTTGGAAGCGACTATCGGTGCTGCCGCAAAAGGTCAGGTATTGGTTCAGGCTAAAGACAAACAGGCTGCGAAAGCCGCCAAGTTGCCTTATGATGGCGAATTGGTTGTCACGATGAATAAAGTCGACTTGACTGTGGCCAACCAGCAGTCCGGGTTATTGGTAAGAGGTACGGTAAACGAATCCTGTATGCCGTTCCCGGTAGATAAGGACTTGAAGGTATTAATGTCGTTTATCCGTTTTGTGTAATCCATTAAAATCAGATATATGGAAAGAAGTTTAATTAAGCAAGTGAATAAAAAGAACATGGCGGCCCGTTTGAATACCCGTCATGTGAAACCGGTTGTCTTCCCGAACTTCTTCGGGGTGAAAAGAAAGACCTCGTTGAAGTGGGAGACTCTGACCGGTGAGAAAGGCGCTCCGGTAATGGCAGACGTGATCTCTTTCGACGCTTCCGCACCGCAGAAGACCCGTGAGGTGATCAGCAAGCTGTCCGGCGATATCCCGAAGACAGCCGTCAAGCGTGGCATGAACGAGAGCGATTACAACGAGTATAAGCAATTGGAACGTGACGCGCAAGGTGACGCGGACCAGTTGGCATTGTTGAATCTGGGTTTCAAGGATCAGGATTTCGTGTATAACTCCGTCCGTGCCCGTTTCGAATGGTGGTGTATGCAGCTCATGAGCCGTGCGGGTTTCCATTTGTCGGCAAAGAACAATGGCGGTGTCGTTACGGCTGAGTTTGTCGGTTGCGGTATGCCGAAGAAGAACCAGCGTAAATCTACTACGGACTGGAGTAACGCTACAACGGCCAATGGATTGCAGGATATTGAGGATACGGTTGTGGCCGCTTCTGCCGAAGGGGTGACGATCCGTTACGTTGTAATGCACGTGGCTGATTTCTCTTTGCTGAAGAAACAGAAATCCACGTTCGACACGTTAAAGGCATGGGTTAATTCGTCCTCCAAGATATTGGTGACAAAGAATCTCATCAACGAGTATCTGGCCGAGCAGGAGATCCCGGTGAAGATCATTACCGTGAACCCGGCTGTCCGTATCGAGGATAGTGCCCATCGTCGTAAGACGATCAATCCTTGGGAGCGTAAGCGTGTATGCTTCTTGGAGGATTTGAAGGTGGGTGACATTCAGCATGGGCCGATCGCCGCCGAGTCTTCCGCTACCTTGCAGAAAATCGCTCTCATGGTTAAGCAGGATTGGATCTTGGTAACCAAATGGTCTGAGCTGGAACCGTTCAAGGAATGGACGAAAGCGGAAGCGAACGCTATTCCTGTCGTGAATGATCCGGATGCCATGTTCATCATGAAAGTGGATGGGAAGGATTGGAACGCTTCCGAGGATACCGAGGGTACGGATGATATCCCGGCGACATTCTTGGGTGAAACCGTCGAACCGGAGGATCAAACGATTCAGGATACTGAAAACGGAGAATAACAATCATGGCTAAGACGATTCGAGATACGATACTCGCTTATCCCGGTCTGGCTGACTGTGAAGATTTTTTGGATAACGTCGTTTTGCCGGGACGCGGTTTTGAAGGTACAGAAGATAGTAAGACGATCGATATCCAAAAACAAAAGCTGGTGG